GACATTAAGGGTCTTTTTTAGTATCATTTAAAAAAAAGTATATGTCTATTATCGTTACTGGTGGTGCAGGATTTATTGGAAGTAATTTTCTTAAGTTTTTGCGTGATGTTACAGATGATAAAATTATCGTTCTTGATAGTTTAACTTATGCATCAAATGAAGAGAATATTCCTCAGTGTCCTCAGATTGAATTTGTTTGGTGTGACATTGTTAATGAAAAGCATGTGAATTACATTTTTGATAAACATAAACCAAAGAAAGTCTTTCACTTTGCTGCTGAAAGTCATGTTGATAAATCAATATCTAACTCTAACCCTTTCATTTCTACAAATATTAACGGTACAATTAACCTTCTTAATGCTAGCCTAAATGTACAGGTAGAAAAATTTCATCATATTTCTACTGATGAAGTTTATGGTTCTCTTGAATATGATGATTCTCTTTTTAGTGAGGACACACCATACAATCCTAGAAATCCCTACTCTGCTACTAAAGCATCTGCAGAACACTTTGTGACTAGTTGGCATAATACATACGGACTTCCATATGTGATTACAGGATCTTCTAATAATTATGGTAGGGGTCAGCACTTTGAGAAACTTATTCCTAAAGTAATTAAGAATGCAATGGAGAATAAGACCACCTACATGTATGATGGTGGTGAACAAATTCGTGATTGGATTCATGTGATGGATCACTGCGGTGCAATCTGGTCTATCGAAGAAAAAAAAGTATTGAATGATAAATTTAATGTTGGAGCAGGATGTGAGTTGCAAAATATTGAAGTAACTAGAATGATTCTTGATCTACTTGATAAACCACATGAATTGATTGGGATTTCGTATGATAGACCTGGGCATGATAAAAGATATGGAACAGACTTTTCAAAACTAACATCTGCAACAGGTTGGACTCCATCCATTAACTTTGATGATGGATTGGAAGATACTGTCCAATGGTATATTGACAGATTGGTAAAATAATTGTATCATATATAAGAAGAAACTTTTTTATTAATGTCTGATTATAAGAAAACTGCACTAGTGCTAGGTGCAGGTGGATTTATTGGAAGTCATATGGTTAAGAGACTACGTTCTGAGGGATACTGGGTGCGTGGTGTAGATCTTAAGTATCCAGAGTTCTCTGAAACTGAAGCAAATGAATTTGTTCAAGGAGACTTGCGTGATGTAAGTTTTGTTTCTAGAGTTATTCAGTATAAAGGTGAACAGGGTAACTTTTATAATTCGGTTCCCTACCGTTGTATTCGTCCTTTTGATGAGATCTACCAGTTCGCTGCTGATATGGGTGGTGCTGGATTTGTTTTTAGTGGTGAGAATGATGCAGACATCATGCACAACTCTGTCACTATTAACTTGAATGTCCTTGAAGAAGTTCGTAAACTGAATGAAACTTTCAATGGTGATGTAAAAGAATGGACAGAAGTAAATCGTCCTGCTTTGGAGCAACCTACTAAAATCTTTTATTCTGGATCCGCATGTATGTATCCAGAACACAACCAACTAGACCCTAATAATCCAGACTGTCGTGAAGAATCAGCATATCCAGCAAACCCAGATTCGGAATATGGATGGGAGAAACTCTTTAGTGAGAGACTCTACCTTGCATACAATCGCAATCATGGTATCCCTGTTCGTATTGCTAGGTATCACAACATTTTTGGACCTGAAGGAACCTGGGACGGAGGAAGAGAAAAGGCACCAGCTGCAATCTGCCGTAAAGTTGCTTTCCTCCCGGAGCAAGGTGGAGCAATCGAGGTGTGGGGAGATGGCTTACAAACTCGTTCCTTCCTGTTCATTGACGAATGCATTGAAGCAACTTACAGAATGATGCAATCCGACTTCATGGGACCAGTCAATATTGGTTCTGAAGAGATGGTTACTATCAATCAACTTGTAGAGACTGCTGCTAAAGTTGCAAATAAAGAAGTTACTAAGATTCATATTGATGGACCTCTTGGGGTTCGTGGACGCAACTCTAATAATGATGTAATCCGTAAAGAACTTGGATGGGATTATTCTCAGACCCTTGAAGAGGGTATTAGTAAAACTTATTCTTGGATCAATTCTCAGATTGAATCTGACAATTATACTCCATTCTATCACCCCGTTTAATATGAGTAAATTAGGACCATATGCTTCTTATGATAAGGAGACTGGATATGCCACATGGGATCATCCAACCGCAGAATATACTGGTATCTTTGAAAGGTTGAACCTTGATGTGAAAGGAATCGTTCATGTTGGATTATATGATTTTCCTGAGCATGATTGTTATACTAAATTAGTTGGAACCAGGGTTGTTGGTATTGAAGCAAATAAGTTTGTCTATGATACTATGGCAAAACCAGTTGCTGATGAGTGTGGATATCTTTGTTTCAATGAGTGTCTTTATAGTGAAGATGGATTAAAGAAACGGTTTTATCTTGCAAATGACTGTTCAACATTAAACCCAGTTGCATATTCTGCTCACTTGTCAGCAAAACTTTCTAGAGGAGGTTATGTTGATGTTACAACTAAGAAGTTATCAACATTGATTGAAGAAAATAACATTGATATGAATCAGTATGATTTTTTGAATATTGATGTTGAAGGTGCTGAACTTGAAATATTAAAAGGTTTTGAGGATAATCTTAAATACATCAATACTATTTTTCTAGAAACTTCACTTGATGATAGAAATAATACTGGTGCATCTCATGATGTTATTGTAGAGTGGTTAGATAAAAGAAACTTTACTCTCAAGGAGATGTCGGATTCTTATAGTTATGAGCAGTGGGGAGACTCTGTTTTTGTAAGAAATGATAGAGAACTAGATCCATTTAATAGAGAAAAGTATTTACTAAAATGAAAAATTTTAAACTGATAAATGATACTTTTGTTCACCTTACTAACGGGAATAAAGGATATTCAACTCATGGAAAAGAATCTAAGTATATTAAGTGGATTCATGAAGGTGAAGGTAAACAACAACTTACCTTTAATAATCTAACTCCTGATGATGAAACATTCTATGTTGATAGGTTTATCCCCATAGGACTACAGGATAATGTGAGCAAGAAGAAGTATGCTATTCTTCTTGAATGTTGTTGGATTCTTAATCCACTCTTTGAAGAGATTAAGAATAATCTTGATGCATATGTAAATGCATATGAGAAAATTTTTACTTGGAATGAAGAACTGTGTGAACTGCATGAAAAGTTCTGCTGGATTCCTGGCAATGGATCTTGGATTTGTGAACCACAGATCTACCCTAAGGACAAACTAGTTTCTATAATTGCATCTAATAAGTCTCACCTTCCTGGTCACCAGCAGAGAATGCATATGCTGGAACAACTGAAGGACTATGCTCCTTTGTTTGGGCGTGGATTCAATGAAGTAGAATACAAAGAGGAAGCACTAGCAGACTACATGTTCTCAGTTGCTATTGAAAATGCTAATGATTGGTTTACAGAAAAAATCCTTGATTGTTTCTTGACTGGAACTGTTCCCATCTATTATGGTACTCCTAGTATTACCAAGTGGTTCAACTCAGATGGTATTATTTTCCTTGAGGATGGATTTGATATTGAAGAACTAGATGAAGATCTTTATAAATCTATGGAATCTGCAATCAAAGATAACTTTGAACGTGCAATGAAGATGGAAATGTTAGAGGATTTTATCTGGGAGACTTACTTTGAATAAGATTTGTCTAATACATCATTGGGCTGGTATTGGAGATATCTTTTATCTCCAATCAGTTGCAAAGAAATACATCTCTATGGGGTATGAAATTATCTGGCCTCTTAGGGATGATATTTTATGGTTAGGTGATTATATTAAAGGTATTACTTTCTGCTCTAAAGAAGATAACTTTCCTGGTAAAGAATACTATGGGCAAGACGCAGTTATCATTACTCCTAACTTTGTATATCTTGGTATCATGAGACCTCATTTATGGGGTATTGGTGATGATAAGATTATGTCTTCTAAGTATAGTATCTTGAATATGGATCACACTGACTGGAAGAGTGGGTTTACTTTTGATAGGAAGTTTGATAAAGAGAACGATCTGTATTATAATGTCCTTGGTCTCAAAGATGATTCTGAGTTCGTGTTCATCAATAATCTCTACAATGAGAATAGAAATTGTGAACTGATGCGTTCAGAAAACTATGACTTACCTGTCGTAGAACTTCAATACATTGATGGATTTACACTGCTTGATTGGTGTAAAGTCTTTGAGAAAGCAAAGAGTGTGTTTACAATCAACACTTCTTTGAATTATATTATTGATACTCTGGACACCTCTTATGAGAGATACGTAGTTGTTGCACATAATGAGCAGAATGAGAAAGAGATTGATTACCTTTTCAGCACACCACATGAGATGATATGCAAGTAGTAAAGTATAAAGGAGATACATATCCACACTTTCAAACAATTGGCAATGCATCGCAGTTTGCTATTCCATTTGCCAAACATGTTTGTAGTGGGTATGGATATGATATTGGATGTATGAAGAAGGAATGGTCTTTCCCAGATTCTGTTCCTATTGACCTATCATTTGATAATGGATGGGAAGCAGATAATCTTCCACCTGTTGAACCTGACTACATTTTTTCTAGTCATTGTCTAGAACATGTTCCTGATTGGGTTGCTACAATGGATTATTGGTATGCAAGACTCAAACTGGGAGGTGTTTTGTTCCTCTATCTTCCTGATTATAGTCAGAAGTATTGGAGACCTTGGAACAATAGAAGACATAAGCACTGCTTGAAACCTGAATTCATCTATGAT